GCAGCAGAAACAAGCAATTGCAAAAGACCGATGTTTGGAGATGGCATAGAACGCATGCCGCTATTATTATTTAGCGATATGTCTATAATTTTCCACGCATCAGCGAGTTTTATAGTTGACATTTATTGTAATTTAATAATATAAAAAATTGTTTTTGTTTTGGCATTTTCCACGCTGCCGTGCGTTCTGTTTTTTTTCTGTGCCTTAGCACCCTATTTTGTGAGAGGTCGTTACTGCAAAGATAAGATGTTTTAAAATAAATAATTTTATAAATTTTTTATAGAATATTTTACACTAAAAAAGGCAGCCCTTTAGAACTGCCCTGACAAACTTTTTAACCAAACTTACAAACTATATTAAGCCATTATCTTGCATGTATTTTAATCGCGCTGGATGAATACCGCTTTTTGTTTTTTCATCAATCTCAAAACTTTTTGTTTGACCGCCGTTACTTTGTTTTTCAAAATTGTATTCAGCTGCTATAATTTCAAATAGTGTTTCATACTTTAGGTTTTCAGTTGGCTTAGATGGATGCTTTACGCGGTTACCATCTTTGTTAACCCAAATGTTACTATCTGAATCAATTTCAAAATCAAAACCGCGCTCACGAATTTCAGCTTCTAAAATGGCGCGCATTTCTTTAGGCGCTAAACGTGCATTTTTTACAGATTCAACTAATGAACCGCGCACCTTATCTATTTGCTGATTCTTAATGTAGCTTTGAAATTTACCTTGTTCTTCTTTAATAGCTTGCTGCATTAGCATTTCTTTTTCATTTAGCTTTGCATTCGCTAATTCAAGTTGCTGCGTTAGCTGTTGCAACTTTTGCGCATCAGCAGATGTATATTCTTGCTTTAGCTTTTCCAACGTTTCTAATTGGCTATTCTTTAAATCAGAAACAATAGTTTTAAACCTATCTTTTTTGTCTATTGCTTCATATTTCTTTAGGTCAATAGCAAAAGCATCGGCTATCTGTTTTTCTGTTTTAGCGTATGCAGCGCCAAATAGTTCAGCGCTTTTAGCTTCTTCAATCTGTTTGCCTAAACGTTCTTGTACAGTACGTTCAATTTTAGATACATAACCAGTTACGGCTTCATCTAATGTAATTTCGTTAGATTCAAGTTTCTGAATCAGTTCGGGTTCAATACCAAGTTTTTCTACAAATTTGTCAAGCATTTTCACGTGTGTTTATGTTAAAAAATAAATTAGTAAATTCTTCAAATGATATACTTAGCGGCAATTCAAAACCGCTTTTTAAAATAACTTTTGTAAATTCATCGCCACTTTCCCATTCTGATTTATAGAAGGTTGCAACTTCATCGAGGTCAATATAACAATAGTCTTCAAGTTCAATAATCAAATCATTTTCATTATCTAACTTTAGATGTTCATCTATTTGTTTTTTAATTTTTGCCGCTGCTTTGTAGTCTTCAATTTTAACAGCTTCATCAAAATCATTTTGAAGTTCCTCAAGTGTTAAAGGTTCTTCATTATATTCAAGTTGAATAACAAATTTATAAAACCTTGCCATATTATCTACGTTTATTTGCGCAGCCGCAGCCGCGTTTTGGTGGTGTAACTGTTCTTTGAATTGGTTGCGCTGGTTCTGATACGTGAATAGTGCCAAGGTAGTTATAATTACCTGTTTGCTGTTCGGTGTACCATTGCGCTGGCGTAAATTGGTATTCAGTACCGTTTGTTTTATGCTTTGCTTTTATTACTAACATGCTATAATTCTATTAGTGTAAAGTTAATTAACTGATTAGGCTGAAATATTTTAATAGCTTCAAACCAACGCGCATCGGGCACCACCATACAACCAGCTGACCAATTATCTACAAAACTGCCAATGCCGCCACGGTGAAAGTTTATGCCATACCAGCCTTTAGTTTTGGTTACTTTATCTAAGTTTCTGTCTTTGTTCCCATCGCGATAAATTTCAATAGCTCCCGATTGATAAAAGTAAGGCGCACCTAACCACAAAGAAGACCACGTGCCCGAAGTTACAAATTTATGTGAACCGATAACTTGCTGTTCAGCTGCAACCGCTGCACCAGTAATGCCGCCAACTGTCAAAGGATTAAAAATATAAAAATCGCCGGGCGTTGTACTGCATGGCATAACCATATCAGCCACGCGGTTATTAAACCTTACAACGTAATCGGCAAACTTGTTATCAAATGATTGGTCGGTTCTAATCCAAACTAAATCATTTACAGGCTTAACCCATCCGCGAATGTTCATTTCGGCATCAATCCATTGCTTTGCACCTGTAAGGCTTAACGGCCCAATAATGCCATCAATAGCACCGCTATAATAACCTCGGTCTTTAAGTAGTTTTTGAAAGTTTTTCATGTGTTATTTTTTAATATAGTTTTGTGAACGTACCGGGTAAGCTATATGCCTACAATTATAACCGCCGCGATTTTGGCAAAAGTTTTCGGGCGTTGTATCGGGTATCATGCCCGTACCTTCATTTTCTGCAAATAAAATTTGTTCTTCTAATTCTTCAAATAAAATTAAACCTTTCTTACCGTTTTTATCATAATTTACCCATTCTTCGCATTGCAATCTGCTATCCTTAACAATAGAACCAACGTAAAGCAAAGCATCCATCTTATAACTTTTGCGGACCGCTTCATTAACTATTCCATCGTACTGCAATAACGCGTCACGTGATGCCTGCAAACTAATTCTTTTTAATACGCCTTGCCGCGCTTCACTTGTTGTTAATTGCCCTGCAATTGAAGTTACAACATCGGTAAGGCTGCTACCTTGGTTAACTGCAATTAGCAATTCATTTTTAAGTGGGTTTATTAGGTTTACATTTAAGCCTTGCCCTTGCATCGCCGCAACTACATTATTAACAGCATAGCGCTTAAATGGGTTTAAAAAACTTTTTGTTATATCAATGCCGTTTAATTCTTGTTGTGCAAGTTGTGTATTGGCGCCAATTTCGTCAAAGTTTTCTAAGAAACCCGAAACCATTACATTATAACCAGCTTTTTCTAAGAACCTATTAACAGCAGTTTTAAATGAACTTAAACGCGCTAAATTTTCTTTTGACCTTACTAAATTGCCTGATGTTGTTCTAAACTTATTAACCCAATCGACAACCTGTTTTACAAATTTTGGTTCTACTTTGTCAAACCGCTTTTGTAAAATTTCTAATGCTTTGTCGTTAATTCTTTCGGGTTTGTTAAAGTCCATTAGTTATTATCTTCACTATTATCTGAATCATCCGAGTTATCTGAATTATTAAATTCATCCATATTAACTTCGGGAATTACATTACTTGCAACAGCATCAAAACGCGGCGCTAACTTTGCATCAATAGCATTTTTAATAGCTGTATAATCATTATTCATAATATCAAAACCTTCGTCATAATATAATTCTGTAACAGCATCAAAAACAAACTGAGCGCTTATTGCATCTTTTTCTGTTATTTGTCCCGATGCTAACAAATTTACACGTTCATCTACCGTATAAAGATAAGCGCTGTTATACATAGCGCAAATTGTAGCTATTTGGCGCGCTATTGCATCTGAATTATAACGGCGGTCAACATAGCTTATATATGATTCGTAACGTATAGCAGTTGGTAAACCTTTTTGCGATAGTGCAAATTCTGCCATCAATTCTGTTTCTGTTTTAAGGTCAAAACTAATAGGCGCGTTTACCATAATTGCACTTTCAGTATCCATAAATACAATGGCTTGAATAATACGCAAAACATCCTTATAACGCGCGTAAACATCATCTGATATTTTACCAACTTCAATATATTCAGGTTCGCGGTCCATTTCTTTAGCCACGCCCGATTGTGCCGATTTAAGCGAACGGTTTATATTTAGCACTTGTTCGGCTTTGCCTAATGCTTCGGTCGCTACCTTGTTAGTTTCTTGAATAGTAGAAACATCAGGGCTGTAATAACGTATCGGTTCAACTTGCTGTTTATCATTATCGCCAAACTTTGAAGTTGTAGGGTTTAGGTTATACGCGGCCAATGGCGTAATGCTTAACGTTTTGCCATGCCCTAAACAAGTTTTACATGTTATTGAAGTGTCATAATTATTTGGGTCTGGTACGCGGCCCACACCATTACAACTATTACAATCAACCCCTTCAACAAATTTAATAGGGAAGCATGTCGCAAGCATAACCGATTTATGCTGATTGTCAAAAATAGCAGCATCGTTAAGATAAGGTATCGCAGGGCTAAAATCAGACTTATAAATTTTAAACGTATTGCCATAATTATCATATTTAGGTACAACGCGACCGCCTAAAGTAACCCACGGCATAATACCGCTGTTGTGTTCATAAATAACCTCAAACATTGTTTTATCACCATACGCGCGGGCCTGTGCGTAAAACATATCGGTAACAATGTGATAGTATAGCGGATTTTCAATACCTAATGTAGCATATTTGTTTTTTGATATGCCTTTATATATTAGAAGTCTGTATTCAGGGTCGTTAAAAACAATCCTATCAGACTGAATTACTTTCATATCTACATTAACGCGCACGTTATCGGTTTCAATACCTTCACCTTTAGGTTCGATAAGTAAAACCGCGTTAGGGTCTAAAACGCGATTAGGAATAAAAACAGAAAATACAAAAGACTGTAAAGTATTTTCGCCAAATTTTTCATTTTCTGCGAATTGCTGCATGTCCATATTTTCAAACCTAACAGAATGTTTTGCAGAACTTAACAGCCTATGCAGTTCGGTTATTGCCTTAACAAGTGGCGATTCTGTTTTAGGCTGATATGTATTTTTACGATAGTTTAATATCTGCTCATCTTCATTTGGAAATGCCTTATCCAACGCGGGCGGCACTTCACCGTAGAAGTGTGGCTTAATGCTTTCATAAATACGCTTCCAATCCGCTTTGAATGGGTGTACAGGCGGGTTTAGTATTGTAGCATT